GGCGAGCAGAGACAACTCTGCGAGCGCAACCTTGCCATGCTTGGAGTCGGGGCCACGTTGGCTGACCTTGATGGATAGGTTGTCGATGGCGATGCCCAACGTCTTGTGAAGAGCAGCCAACTCATCGAACGTCATGTCGATAGTGAATGTGGGTTCCATGATTTCCTCTCAGTTTCCGTGCGTGCCACAGTAGCACGCATTGTACTCACGACCGCAGAGCAAACACGACCCGCAGTCCCAACAGTAATGCTTGTCGACGGCGTGCTCGCCGTTGGTGCCCATGTCGAGGCCACACTCGAAACAGTACTGAGCGAAGTACTGCTCGTCGTCTTCGACAGCGACCCAGCCATGACGATTGTCCCACGAGTACAGGTCGCCAGTCTCCTCGTCGTACCAGTAGGCATCGTCCTCGTCGCCACCGAAAGCGGGGTTGTCGTCAGACGGCGTGGCACCACGCTGGCTGACGGTAGACGAGTACTTGCTGATGCTGGCAAGCGAGAACCACTCGTACTGGTACGAGTTGTTGCTGTACCACACGCCCTTGTCCCAGTGACCGAGGTGCTCGTTGATGAGATAGACAGGACGTTCGAGCACGGGATTGACGGAGAGCACAGCCAACTTGCTACCGCTGGCGAACTTCTCAATCTCCTTGTACTCTGTCGGGTCATCGAGCACGCTGACACCCAACTTGGGCAACCATTCCTCAGCGAACTGTCGAGTGTCGGACTTGCCGTTCGCCTCCTCGATGGGGAGCATACCGTTGTGGCCGAGAACGATGCCGTCGTCGACCATGAACGGGTGACAGTTGTCGAGGTTGGTCGCACCGTGCGTTGTGATGCGAGCATGCCAGATGGCGTGAGCATTCGGGTTGTCGGCACGCATCTCATGAAAGAGTGCGATGCTCTCGTCGAGGTCCATCGTACGGTGACGAACGATGCGACCGTCGAGACGGAATGCGAAACCGAACCCGTCAGGGTTGTTAGAGCCTGCGTTACGCAACGACTTCTTGGTCGGTGTGGCACCAGGCTGAGCGTAGATGAGTAGACACATGATGTGTTCCTTTCTGTACCCTATGGTACAAGTTGATGTGATGTTGTTGTGTTGTGCCAGCGGTCAGTGAGTGACCAGACCACGGGCGATGAGACGGGGCATGAGGTTGGGGTACTCGCTGTCGTGGTCACGAGCGAACTCGATGAACTTGTCCATCGTGAGCAACGCACCGTTGCGAACATCGGCGTACGACAAGTCCTTGGTCCACGCCCACAGAGCATGCGTGAACTCGATGACACCCTTGACCGTCTTGGGATTGAGTGAGCCACGGAAGTACCGCAACTCGTAGGTGTCACGAGGCTGTGTGTTCACCGCAACGTAGCGGTCGGTGCGGTCGATGCCACGGGCCTGACGCAAGCGTGACTCGTAGTCGTACTTGCCGAAGCGTGCCCACTGGTCGGACTCACGGCCAGCCAACTTGGTCAACTGGTATGCGTTGTTGTCGTGGAAGTTCACGAAGCGGTAGATGTGCGACGAAGTGAACGCACTCTTGCTGATGTGAACATGAAGACCGCAACCAGTCGAGCCGTTCCACGAACGCATGGCGTAGTCGCTACCGAGACGAGGCAACTTGTCCCACGGGAACATCTCGATGTGAGCACGATAGTCGGCAGGCATCGTGACCATCTCGAAACCAGACACGCTACCGTCCTCCTTGATGACGAGGTAGTTGTCGTCGAGACCGTCGAGCATGAAGCGAGCAGCGTCGACACGCTTGGTGTAGTCGTCGGTGTTCGTCTCCAACTCGAAGCCGATGGCCGGGAACTTGGCAGGCACCGAACGATGAACAGTGATGCCAGTCACTGACCAGTCACGGAAACGGAACCGAGAGTCGGTGAGAGCAGTCGTGTGACCATACGACTCGATGACACCACCGCCATCGTTGTCGTAGCAGTCGTCGTCCTGAACGCCAGGGTCACAACCCTCGCAGTAGTAGGCGTCGTCACGATTGTACGAGTCGTCGATGTGAATGCGGTCGCCACAATGCCACGCCTCACAGACGACGGTGTATTCGTCGACGCACGACGGACAGATGTCGTCGTTGCCAACCGACGTTGTCGCATCGTCGAGTACGTCGGACGTACACCAGGGGCACTGGCCTACGCAACACTCGTCGACCCACACGTCGAACTGCCAGCCGGCAGGGTTCTGACCAGTGCGCTCACGGTACTCACGAGGCACGTACTCACGACCCACGTATTCGAGGTACACGAGTTCGCTCGCAGGGCGATACTCCATCGTGTACAAGTCGAGCCGTACGTCGGGGTCAACGTCAGCGGGCGGAATGAAATCGGCTGATGCCGTCATTGCTTTCTCCTTTGTTGTGTTGTGATTGCGTGCGGTCGCACGCAGACAGTGAACCGCTGTACCACAGGGTACAGAAGCACGCTCTCTGCGTGGGGCGAGACTCATCTCGCCACACGGCAGGCTGATACTACCAGCGGAAATACCCATACGCACAGAAGCCGAACCACCATGCGAAGAATACGAGTGCGTCCATCATAGCGCACACTCCTGGTTCCGTTCGAGCAAGTAGCGCGCTCTGTCCACGCCATTCACTCGCATGTCTACACGCTCGTCATGCCACACGTCGAGAGCATGGGCAATAGCGTCGGCAATACGCACGCTGTCGTCGAGCGTCGTGCCAACCACGACCTCGATGACCGAGACAGTCTCGGTGTCGGGCCATGCGTTGATGCTGATGATGTCGTTCATCATGAGATTGATGACACTCCTATTGTTCTCGTTCACTTGCTCTCCTCTCCGTTGATGTAACGCAATGGCAACTCGAACGCACGAGCAAACGCCCGAGCAATCTCGTTTATCTCGCCGGTCTGAAACGGCACTTCATCTCCGTCCTCTGTATGCCAACAGCGCATAGCGTAGTGGACATAATGATGAGTCGGGTAACGACACTCGAACGAGAATGCCTCCAACTCATTCGGAAACATGTTGTTGCCATCGTAGGACTCGACAACGACGCACGATGACTTGGAAACGACACGCATTATTTCCTCGTGGTTACTCTCGATTGCTTTGTCTCGGTAGATGACTACGTCGTCGCCCCAATCTCCCGGCTGAGACCAGTGCCATTCCCCGTAACTCATCATGAGGTTGATGATGTTTCTCTGTGCGTCATTCATCGTGCGCCCCACTTCACGTTGCCGATGATGCTCTCCTGCTCGGAAGCGAAGCGAGACTCGACCATGAAGTCGAGTTGAGCCTCGCCATACCTCTCGTGGTACATGAGGTCATCGAGTTCCGGCTCTTCGTCGAAACGTGGGACATGAATGGACTTGCGGTAACGAGACATGGTTGTCTCCCTTTCTGTTGTGATGTGATGATGCTTCTGTACCACAGGGTACAAACTATCCGAAGAACTCAGCGTCGGTGAAGAAATCCACACCGCCGAACTCGTACTCGGGGAACTCGATGTCGTGAATGGCACGGACATCAGCCTCAGTGATTTCGCCATGACGCATCACGTCAGACGAACGGACGCCGTCCTCGATGGCGTCCATCGTGTACCACTCGCCGTGGCGGTGGACCTCGTACTTGACTTTCATCTGCTTTCCTTTCGGTACACCTGTCTCATCAGACACGGGCGGTGAACCCCGTGTGACGCCTCACGGCGTTTCGACTGTACCACAGGGTACAATCAGGCATCGAGCAGAGCCTGCGCCTCTTCGATGAGGATACGCAACTCGGTCTTCGTCATGCCCTTGACCTTGCCACGCATCGTCTCACGAGTGCTCTTGCTCTTCTTCGGCTCGACCGTCTTGCCGGTCTTCCTGTCCTCGTCGAGTTGGCGCAAGTGCGTCATGTCCTCGATGCTGTCGAGGTCGATGCCGACGTAGTGCTCGTGAACTTGCTTGACGACCTGAATGGTCTTGCGGATGTAGCCAGCCGAACGGTACGGGTTCGCTTTCTGCCACTCGTCGGCAAACGGCACGACCTTGATGCCGAACTCGACGTTGCGCTCGCGCCAACGGCGATACATTCGCACGGCGATGCGAATGGCTTGCTCTTCGTTCATCTGGATGTCGCGCTCGATGTCGTGTTCCATGAACTCGTACACCGGCTTGCTGTTGCTCTTGCTGTTCTTCGGCGCGACGCGTCGCGTACGTTCGTTCGTTGCCATTTGTGATGTGCTCTCCTTGTGTTCGCTGTACCCTGTGGTACAACTCGTGATGTGATGTGGGTTCGGCACCGTGCGTGGCACCGTTCCCATACGGTGTCGGCACGGGGAAATCACGGGGGAAGAAGAGCCTGGTCATCGGCCATGAATGGCCCCGAAACGGCGCGCACGAGGACAGCGACCCCGGGCATGAGGCCCACCGCCCGACCAATAGAAAAGGAATCCTCCTAGCGAGGGACAAATCGACCTCGCCGGATACCTCCTGTGGATAACTAGCGGTATCCTGCGGCGGCTAGTACGCTTCTGTTGGTTATGCAGGGCTTATATACGGCGATGGCAACGGAGTACATTCCGCTGCCTGTGTCAAATGTGGTGGCCAGATGGACGTATTTGTCGTCCTCTCCGACGAGATAACCGCAGGTCACAATACATCTGGGTTCATGCGGCTCGTTGACGGTGTACCACTCGTCCTCAATGGAGAAGGAGTCGGTCCATTCTACGATGTGGATGGGCGGTGTCTTAAACTCTTCGCTCACCACTTCACCTTGTCTGCCCAGTATGCTGCTGACATGGGTCCACGAGCAATATTCTTGGCATGGCGGGCCTTGAAGGAGGCCCGCTTCTTGGTCATCTTGGCAGATTCGCCAGCCTTCGGCTTGCCTGCGGTCTTGGCCCCCTGTTCTCCGAACCGGATGGTCTTAACTTGGCCACCAGACTTGGCAACGACGACATGAGACTTGGTGGGGTGGCCGGGCGTGCGCTTGGGCTTGTTGTAGCCACTGACGCCGGCACGAGCCAAACGCGGGTCCTTCTGGGAAGCCATCACTTGTCCATGTTGTTTTTACGGGTCTGGGCAGAAGTGCGCTTCCCCGCAACGACCTTCTTGCCAGTCTTCTTGGCTTCCTTCTTGGCGGCGGCGTAGCCTGCCGCCGTGTACGAAAAGTGCTTGCTACCGACCTTAGGCATGTCCCTGTCCTCGTTGTCTTTCTTGGTTACTGTATCCAGCCGCCGCGTCGCTTCGGCTGGATTACTAGGTGGCCCCTATCAAAGGCGTTACCCGTTACCTTGTGCGCTTGTGAAATGTAACGACGGGCACAGGGGTGATGGCACTTGAAGAAAACATCCTAGACAGCCGGCAGGAAGAGTACCTGGGCTGGCTGTGCACCGCTCCTTCGGAGCGTGAGCCAGCCTCCAAGGAGTCCTACGCGGCCTCCATTGGGGTCAACGTATCCACCCTCCGCCGCTGGGAGAAGAAGGAAGTCTTCCGCAAGGCCTGGCAGGCCCGGGTAGACGAGGTTCAGGGGTCCCCGGAGCGTAGTCAGCGATTGCTGGACACGCTCTACGCCAAGGCTCTCGAGGGCGACATCAAGGCCGCCCAGTTGTACCTCCAGGCCACGAACCGCATGGCACCCCCGACGGTGACAGTGAAGTCGGAGAAGGCGTCGGCAGAGTTGTCAGATGCCGAGTTGGACGAGTTGATTGGAATGATGGCTGCACGCGAGCGCGAGGCTCGCGGTCAGCACCTCAAAGCAATGTAACGATGGACGGTTTAGTTGAGTGCGAGAACTGCGGAGAGGAGTATCCTCCGAGCGTTTGCAGGAACGGATGCCCAGCATGCGGTTTGCGAGGTTCTCGTAACGAAAAACAGGTTCGACACAAGTATGAGGACGATGACGAATGAGCATTTCTAACTACCTGGAGAACGCACTGCTCGACACGTTGCGCGGTACATCGTTCTCTGCTGCAAGCGTGTATCTGAAGTTGCACACGGGTGACCCTGGTGAGGCTGGAACTTCCAACCCCGCAACCGAGACAACCCGCCAGGCTGTTTCTTTTAATGCTGCTGCTAGCGGAAGCATGGCTTCCAGCGCGGCTGTGACGTGGACGAATGTGAGTACGACTGAGACGTATACGCATTGGTCGGCGTGGGATGCTTCGACTGCTGGCAACTGCTTGTGGTCGGGTGCTTTGTCGGCTAGCGCCTCTGTGGCTGCTGGCGACACGTTCCAAATCACTTCGCTGACCCTGACGTTGGACTGAGGTAACTGATGGCTACTAACTTCCCTGCGAGTCTTGATTCGCTGACGAATCCTGTTGCTGGCGATAGCCTGAATTCGCCGTCGCATGCTGGCCAGCATGCTAACGCGAATGATGCTATTGAGGCGTTGCAGGCGAAGGTTGGTGTTGACGGCTCTGCTGTTACCACCAGCCTGGACTATAAGGTTGCTCAGGCTGTAACGTTGACGGGTACGCAGACGTTGACGAATAAGACGTTGACTGACCCTGTAATTAATGGTGCCATCCTTGACCGCACTGAAGAAAACTGGAATATCATTGCTACGCCAGCAGTTGGAACAATTAACTTGAATGTTTTGACTGCAAGTATCTGGTATTACCAAGGCAATGCGGCGTCGAACCTAACAATTAATGTTCG